AAGTTATCGTATCGCCGCACGTTTAATACGGAAGACGGCGGTAAGGTGCTTAGTGATCTCAAGACTAGGTTTGGTTTTGAGGCAACCACATTTTCTGGCGATCCTTATGAAACTGCATTTAATGAAGGGCAACGCGCAGCTGTGCTGCTGATCGTCAGGATGTTGTCCGAAGAGAAGGAAAAACGATGAGCGAAGAGGCAATCCAAGATACAGGATCTCAAGAAGCTGTAGCAGCGGAAGCGGCTCCAGCCAGCTTTTTAGAAAGTTTACCAGATGATTTGCGCAATGAGCCGAGCTTGCGCAACTTTACTGACCCGGGGTCACTGGCAAAGAGTTACGTGCATGCGCAGCGTATGATTGGCGCAGATAAGGTTGCAATACCTGGGAAGCACGCAACGCCTGATGAGTGGCGCGAAGTGTACACAAGATTGGGCGCACCGACTGATGCTGGTGCTTATGAGCTGCAAGGTATTGACGGCCTTGGTGAAGAAGCGATCAGTGGTTTTAGGCAGCGTGCGTATGAGGCTGGTTTAACAAATCAGCAGGCAAACGCTATCATGGAATACTATGGCGATCAGGCTGCGGCTGCCAGAGCGATAGAAGAAAACAAAATACAAGGTGCGCAAGAGCAAAGCATTGCTGAGTTGCAGCAAGAGTTTGGGCGTGCGTATGAGCAAAAATTAGAGTTGGCGCAAAGTGCAGCTCGGACGTTCTTGGGTGGCACTGACTTGTTTGACGAGATTGAGTTGGCTGATGGGCGCTTGCTTGGCGATCACCCTGATGTTGTGCGCATGTTTGCTACTCTTGGAGAGCAGATTGGTGAGGACAAATTGGTTGGTGAGCCGACTGAAATGATCATGACACCTCAAGAGGCTCAGAGGCAGATTGATGAATTAACATTGCCAAATAGCCCATATTGGGATAAAACTCATCCTAACAAGGATAGAATTGTCGAAGAGGTTTTGCGACTTCGAGAATACTTGTAGCGGATAACCACAAGGCCCGCGTTAAGCTTGTACACAAGCGGAGTAGCTGCCCTAAGCAGTAGCACGGCCCCATATGGGACAACCAAGCGCAACAAACCGTAAACTGAAACTGTAAGGGGACGACATAATGTCTACTCAAATCACTACAGCTTTTGTCAATCAGTTTTCTGCAAACGTCCAAATGTTGTCACAACAAATGGGTTCTCTGTTGCGTGCAGCGGTAGATGTAGAAAGCGTGAATGGCGAGAAAGCTTTCTTTGACCAAGTGGGTTCAGCGGCTGCTGTCCTACGCACATCACGTCATGCGGATACACCGATTGTGGACACACCACATTCACGCCGTATGGTAACAATGTCAGACTACGAATACGCAGACTTGATTGATGATCAAGACAAGGTGCGTTTGTTGGTAGATCCGACATCAACATATAGCCGTGCTGCTGCTGCCGCTATGGGTCGCGCAATGGATGATGTCATCATTGCTGCTGCTCTAGGTACAGCGAAAACAGGTAAAGATGGCTCTACAGACACAGCGCTTTCATCAGATCAGAAAATTGCAGTTGCAGCATCTGGTTTGACAATCGCTAAGTTAGTTGAGGCGAAGCAAATCTTGGACGAGGGCAACGTTGATCCGTCAATCGCTCGTCACATCGTTTGTGCGCCAAAGCAAATCTCTGACTTGTTGAACAACACGACTGTAACATCTAGCGACTACAACACTGTAAAAGCGTTGGCGATGGGTGAAATCAATACATTCGTTGGCTTCCAGTTCCACGTAAGCAACCGTCTAACAACAGACGGATCAGGTGACCGCCAGGTTATCGCGTTTGCTGGAGACGGTATCAAGTGTGCAATCGGCAAAGAGCCTGCGGCACGCATTGATGAACGTGCAGACAAGTCATACGCAACGCAAGTTTACTACTGTCAGTCAGTAGGTGCGACACGTATGGAAGAGGCCAAAGTCGTCGAAATCGCTTGTAGCGAATCATAAGGAGACTTGAACAATGGCTACTGTATATTCAGCACAACGTACAAACTCACGCGCTACACCAGCCGTGATGAACAAAGCAAATGAGCTTAGTGGACGTATCCGCGTAGCTCATGGCACATACGAGGCATCTGCACTAGCGTCTGGTGACGTTATTGAGATGTTTGTCCTTCCTGATGGCGCTCGTTTGTTGACAGGCTCTTTGGCGCATGACGCGCTAGGCGCATCAACAACATTGTCTGTAGGTTATGCAGCCCACACAAATGCAGCGGGTACAGCAGTATCTGCGGCAGCGGCAGCATACAAAGCAGCGGCTGCGTCAACATCAGCGGCAAAGAACGACATTCTTGCTACTCTAGCTCTAGGCTCAGGCTCAGAGACAGACACAAACGAGGATGGCGTTGCGATCACAGTTACAATGGGCGGTGCTGCTGGCACTGGCACTATTGAGCTGACCATCATGTATGTGGTAGACTAAACAAGTTGGGGCGGTACGCCGCCCCTTCCCACTTACGGAGACAGGTTTATGACATCACAAGTTGATATTGCGAACTATGCACTGAACACATTAGGCGCAACAAACATTGTCTCTTTGGACGAAAACAGTAAACCAGCTAGGCTGATCAACCAAAGATACAGCGCTGTTCGTGATTACGTTTTCCGATCACATCCTTGGAATTGCTTGCTACGCCGGGCTGAGCTTGCGCAAGAAACTGAAACGCCTGCGTTTGGTTATGCGTATCAATATGCACTGCCAACTAATCCGTATTGCCTGCGGGTTTTAGAGTTTAGCAACGGATCTATGTCTTATCCTCAAGACAATATGTTTAGCAACACTGGCGGGCCTGTGTTTGTTATTGAGGGGCGAAAGCTTTTGACTGACGAAGGCACAGCAAAAATTAAGTATGTAGCGCAAATCACTGACCCGCAGGAATATGATGTGGGGCTGATTGAGGCGCTGTCTGCTCGGCTGGCAATGGAAATTTGCTATGCCATCACTGGGTCTACATCAATGGTGCAGATCACTGCTGCGATGTATGACGACAAGATAAAAGAGGCGCGATTTACTGACGGCACTGAGGGTGCGCCCCAGAAGCTCGAAGCAAGTGACTTTATTGAAGCGAGGTTCTAAATGGCTAGATCTGCTCCAGCACTCAGCACCTTTACAGCTGGTGAGATCTCTCCGCGCCTAGAAGGCCGCGTGAGCATTGAAAAGTATCGTGAAGGTCTATCCGAGCTAACCAACATGATTGTGCAACCACACGGCGGCGTGACGCGCCGTCCTGGCACAGAGTATCTTGGTGAAGTAAAAGACAGCTCGGTCAAGACTAGACTTATTCCGTTTGAGTTTAAAACCTCTGACACGTATGCGCTAGAGTTTGGCAATCAGTACATGCGCGTTTTCCGTAATGGCCTGCAAGTTTTAGAAGATGACGAAAAGACTGTCACTGCGATTACTCTTGCTGATCCAGGCGTTCTAACAAGCAATGCGCACGGTCTTAGCGATGGTGACGAGGTTTATCTGTACAACGATAGCTCCGCAATGACTGAGCTAAAGGCGCGAAACTATCTCATTGCAAATGCAACGACAAACACGTTTACACTGCAAGATTTGTTTGGCAATGACATAGATACGACTAATTTCACTGCATACGATGCAAACATCAGTGTTGATAAGATTTTTGAGATTACAACGCCTTATGCAACTGCAAACCTAGATGACATCCGTTTTGCTCAATCTGCGGATATTATGTATTTGGTGCATCCAAGCTATCAGGTGCGCACACTAGCTAGAACAGATCACAATGCTTGGACGTTAACGCCGATCTATCTTGGCGAACCTCAAACAGCTAAAAACATCACAGCGATTACGAAGGCTAACCCTGGTGTTATCACAAGTAGCTCACATGGTTTGTCTAATGACGAGATTGTTTTGATTGAAGATGTCGAGGGAATGACGGAGCTAAACAATAAGTATTACAAGGTTGCGGGGGTGACCTCTAATACGTTTACGCTCAAAGACATTGATGACAACGACATCGACACAACAAAC